AAATAGAGGGTGTTGCTAATACATATTCTGATGTATCATTTGTTGGCCTTGACGTTGCAAATGGGTATACCATCAATTTTGTAGAATCTGTTAAGCATTTGAGAGGGTTGCTTCCAAACGCAACAATTATAGCGGGAAATGTAGTAACAGGAGACATGACAGCAGAGTTGATTCTTGCTGGTGTGGATATTGTTAAAGTAGGAGTTGGACAAGGCAGTGTGTGTACTACTCGTATTAAGACAGGTATAGGATACCCCCAATTGAGTGCTGTCATAGAATGTGCAGATGCCGCACATGGTGTTGGTGGTCATATCATTGCAGATGGGGGATGCAATTCTTCTGGTGATATAGTAAAGGCCTTTGCAGCTGGTGCTGATTTTGTTATGATTGGTGGCATGTTAGCAGGACATGATGAATGTGGTGGCGAATTGATATTTGAGGATGACAGTCCAGAACCAGTAGGTATGCAATTCTATGGTATGGCATCCAAAACTGCTATGGACAGACATGGCCATCCCAATAGAGAGTATAGAGGTGAAGAAGGTAAAACTGTTATAGTTCCCTATCGTGGAGCTGTAAGAGATACCGTTTTAGATATTCTTAGTGGAGTTCGATCTGCTTGTACATATGTTGGTGCAAATCGTTTAAAAGCTCTTTCAAAATGTGCTACATTTGTTAGAGTGAATAGTACACACAACAGAATATATGAATAGTGATAAAAATGTCACACTCAAACAAAAAATCAAAAAATAATTTAAATATCTATTGACAAACCCTCTTGGATGTGATATTCTGGTAATATAATCAAGAGAGAGAAATTGTTATGACTGAATACGCAATCTACAAAGAAAACATTGAATTAGGTAAAATCGTTGCTTATATTCATGGTTATGGAAAGAAGAAAACTGAATATCTTGGTGAGTTTAGAGGATATGAAGGAAATAAAGTTCGTATTGGCCGTGGAGAATTTAAAGATGTGGTCGTTATGAAAGAACGTCTACTTGGTCTATTTCATGATCCATTGAATGGATATGAGATGGGTGTTGAAATTTGGTGACCCCAAAAAACTTGTTTTGATATGTTATTCTATACATAGTTGATGATAGATAAAAGATTTTTACCGTTCATGTTAGTTACAATTAAAGGTTCAAAAAAAGAGTATCGGGATTTGGTTCGCCGAGCTGTTTGGTTCTATGCCGAGAAATTGATGGGCAAGACCTTAGTTAATACTCTTGAGCTCACTATTAATTTGACTCGGAATTTGACTGACAAAGAAGGTGCAGAAGGATTATGCATCTGGGATGATTGGTCCGATATAAGAAAGACTCCTAGAGAATTTACTATTGATTTGGATTGCAGTATCAGTATTAGGAACATTTTGATTAACCTTGCCCATGAGATGGTTCATGTGAAGCAGTGGGTCAAAGGTGAAATGTACGAGTATTCAGTAAATACTAACATGGTTAGATTTATGAAGAAAAAGTACGATATTAAAGACATGGATTACTATGACTATCCTTGGGAAATTGAGGCATTTGGCTCTCAGTTGGGATTGTTCCTCCGTTGGTGTGAAGCTGATGGATTAAGTAACCGTGAATGCATGAAGGAAACTGCATAATGAGTGAAAAAACTAGAATTTCTTTATTGGTAGATACAATATTTGTTCTGTCCTTGTTTGGGGCAGGATGGTTTTGTCTGGTAGTATTTTAATGACACCGATAGAATGGATACTTGTCGGGTTGGTACTCGGCTTCATACTATTTTAATGGCATCAGCAGAACTTATAGTTGCGGCGCTGTTACTTTTCAGTCCTGCTAATGCTTCAGAAATGAAGCCTGATGGTTCAGTAGAATGTCTTGCCCTCAACATGTATCATGAAGCAAGAGGACAAGGCAGTGCTGGACTTCTTGGAGTATCCTCAGTAGTATTAAATCGTGTGAAGGATAAACGATTCCCCAACACCATTTGTGAGGTCATAGAACAAGGGCCAACTAGAGAGAGTTGGAAGAAGAACGGCATACGTTTTCCAATAAGGAATAGATGCCAATTTTCTTGGTGGTGTGACGGTAAGAGTGACTATCCTAAAGACTTAAATACTTACCAAAGACTCTTGACAATATCAAAGTCTATAGTGTATAATAAGATTACATTCATCGATATAACTGATGGTGCTTTATTTTATCATGCATATTGGGTTAGACCAGCATGGGCCAAGGTTAAACGTAGAACCACACGTATAGGTGATCATATTTTTTATCGTTGGGAAAGTGGGAAGAAATTTTGAATATATTTTATCTAGATCATGACCCCAAGATTGCTGCACAGATGATGTGTGACAAGCACGTTGTTAAAATGATACTGGAGAGCGCACAGATGTTATCTACATCACATCGTGTTCTAGATGGTGATGAATACGCTGACAAGGTAGGACTATACAAGATGGCTCACAAGAACCATCCTAGTACCAAATGGGTTCGTTCTGCATTGGCAAACTATGATTGGTTACTAAGTCACATGAACGAACTGATGAAGGAATACACCTATCGTTATGATAAGCATCATGCTACAGAACGATTAAAACAACCCTTATTGCAACCACCTAAAAACATTAATTGGTCTTATAGTTTCAGTGACCCACCACAATGTATGCCTGATGTATGCAAAGGTGGTGATACTGTGTCTGCATATCAGACTTACTATATATTAGAGAAGTCTGGTTTTGCTACTTGGAAACGAAGGGAAGAACCATTATGGTGGAAAGAGAACCTTACTGGCGCTACATGGGCCGTAGGTTAAATGAGTCGATTGATATGGACACAAGCTTGATGTATCAAAGAGAAGTTTTTGAATTGCAAAAGACACTCCAAGAATCATTGATAAGACAGAAAGAACTGGTAGAACAAGCATACGCACTTAAAAGAAAAGTATCATTTTTAGGTGGTGATGAGAAACAATTAGAAATGGATATATAATGCCGACGTACACTTTTTATGATGAATCTTCTGGGATAGAATGGGATGAGTTTTTATCCATGGCTCAGAGAGAAAAGTTCCTAAAGAAAAATTCACAAATCAGACAGGTTTTAAAACCTGTAGCACTTGCAGGCGATCATCTTATGGGTGTTGGTCCAAAGACAGATGGGGGGTTTAATGAAAATATGTCTAGAATAGCAGCTGCTCATCCAGATAGTCCTCTTGCAGATAGGTATGGAAGTGGTAAAACCAATTCACAAATTAAGGCAAAAAATATTTATGACAAATATAAATAATAATGGTGCGGGCGAGAAATCAAACTTCAGCACTGATGCACAGTATCGAAGTAAGCTGGGAAGTCCCTCCGCCCATGTACCAGAGGGAGATGTTTCTAGAGCATCTTCCTCACTATATAATAAAATATGTAAATTATATGAATCAGCGCAACAATTGATTGATACAGAGGAAATAGAATGGCTAAGTCCAAGAAAAACAAAGAAATTAATCATAATAACCTAGTTTCAATAAAACCGATTACCGATAATCAAAAAATAATTTTTGATACTTGGAAAAAGGGGAAGAACCAATTTCTGTTTGGTGCAGCTGGAACAGGTAAAACTTTTATATCATTATATCTTGGATTAAACGATATTTTTGATTTAAAAAAACCACACGATAAAATAATATTGGTGCGATCTCTTATACCTACTAGAGAGATCGGTTTTCTGCCAGGAGATGAGGAAGATAAAGCTGCATTGTATCAGGTTCCATATCAGAATATGGTACAATTTATGTTTGAGATGGCTAATGAACAACAGTTTAATTCACTGTATGATAAGTTAAAAGGCCAAGGGAGTCTATTCTTTCTATCAACTTCATTTTTAAGGGGGTTGACATTTGACAATTCAATTGTTATAGTAGATGAATGTCAAAACCTTAGTTTCCACGAATTGGATACTATTATTACAAGAATAGGTCAGGATTCCAAGATTATATTTTGTGGAGATTTTGATCAGACAGATTTGGTAAAAACAAATGAAAAAAATGGATTACACGATTTTCTTAGAATTTTAAATGAAATGGAAGAATTTAATTGTCTTGAATTTAATATTGGTGACATAGTACGATCTGGCTTTGTCAGAAGTTACCTAATTAACAAAATTAAACTTGGTATTGGAATGGAATAATGAATATTGATCAATTACGGGAAGAGTTAGTAAGAGATGAAGGACTTAAAAACGAAGTATATTTGGATCACCTTGGGTATCCTACTTTTGGGATCGGTCATCTCATTACTGATACTGATCCTGAGTGTGGAGCCTCTGTTGGTACAGAAGTCGATAGTTATAGAGTTAAAGAAGCCTTTAAAACCGATATCGAATCAGTTCTGTCCGACTGCGAGCGATTATATGTCCAGTTTGAGCATTTGCCCGAAGAAGTTCAATTGATCATTGCCAATATGATGTTTAATATGGGGTATACTCGATTGAGTAAATTCAATGGAATGAAACGTGGTGTGGATGCCAGAGATTGGGAAGCTGCAGCTGATGAAATGGTCGATTCTAAATGGTACAGACAAGTAACCAGAAGAGCAGATCGATTAGTAGTAAGGATGAGAAGTATATGACATTTAATCATGTGTCAGTGGCTCTACCACCACTGGAAACCAAAACAATTGACAGAAAACGATTTTATATTACTCCAGAAGGAGAAGAGTATCCATCAATAACTACAGTTCTTTCTAGTAGAGACAAGAAAGGATTGACAGAGTGGAGAAAACGTGTAGGTGATGAAGTTGCAAACTATGTTTCTGGAAAAGCTGCAGCTAGAGGAACCAAAGTTCACCATATGTGTGAAGACTACCTCAATAATATGTCCACCAAATTTCCATCAAAATGGAAGGAACATAAAAAGGATTTTCTGCCCTATTGTTTATTTACTCAGCTGCAGGAAAAAGTATTGCAAAATATAGATGATATCTATGCACTAGAAGCAGGACTCTATAGTGATAAATATAAGGTAGCAGGTAGAGTTGATTGTGTGTCAGAGTACAATGGTGTACCGTCTGTTATAGATTTTAAAACATCAACTAAAGAACGTAAGGAAGATTGGAACGAAGACTATTACATTCAAGGCTCTGCATACGCAGAGATGTTTCAAGAAAGAACAGGTATTGTAATTGATCAAATAGTGATTCTTGTTGTTACAGAAGATGGGACAGTCCAAGAATTTGTAAAAAGAAAACATGACTATCTAGATGCGTTAACAGAAACCGTTACGAAATGGAGAAACCAAAATGAAACACTTAGCAGCAATAGTGGCGGTGTTTCTGTTGATGGGATGTCAAACAACTAACACAGTACCACCCAAAGACACATCGCCCAAAATAGAACCTAAAGTAGAAAAAACAGAACATCAGGGGAAAAAACCTAATGTACCTACAGTTATTAGAACAAGCAAACCTCTTTTCTGTGGTGATCCTACAACAACATTGAATGCAGTTCTAAATATTGCAAAAGAAAAGCCTCTTGCAATGTGGGTAGATGCACAAACTGGTTATAATGTGCTTGTGTTATTTAACAAAGAAACTCGGCAGTCTACAATTTTAGAATATATTCCAGGCCCATATGTATGTTTCCTTTCAGTAGGGAAAGATGTTCATATAGTGGAAATAGATTCTACTCCTACTCCTAAGAAATCTGGAATTTCTGCTCAAAGGGGGTTGACAAAGCTTCCTAAACATGGTATAAATATAGTACAATTCAATGATGCGGATTGAAAAACGTACAGGACGAGGGTGCAATTCCCTCCGCCTCCACCAAAAGGAGATTAAAGTGGAAAAAGAACTACAGGGGAGCGGCGATGAAGACCCCCCTAGTCCGAGAGGTAAGTAAGTGGATGATAAGAGCATATGTGGTATGGTCTATTTGTGCAGATGTATTTCTCCTCAGCGGTGTAGTTTACCTAGTCTTTTTTTGAGGGGGGCGAATTAGGATCGACTGGCGTGTAATAGAAATGTGGAGAATTGTCGGATGACTCCGTTATTGGTCAAACACGTAAACGCAAACGATAATATTGCGGTAGACAATGTAGTTTATGCGAGCTTCGGTTCACAAAAAGCTACTGTCTCATATGAGAATTTTGCACTAGCTGCATAATCGCTCGGGGTTTGGGAGACACCTAGCAACAGAAGTCTCCCCTCGGTTTTTAGGGAACGAACTTGTTCTGACCCTAGGATGGGAGAGTGACACCTACAGGATCTCGAGCTCGAGTCGCCTCAGGTTACAAGTTCACGTTGGGAAGCAGGTCGGCCGAAGAACATGCCTCTTCCCTAATATCCCTTCATTATTGGGTGATGCCATAATACATCCGTGTGGAGTCCACGGTTAGCTCCACAGTATAATATAAAGGATTATTATGGGATTAAATACGCCGAAGACTTTTACAATTGAAATAGAAGATATTGTAAAGAATAAAAGAATAACTCACATGGAAGCAGTTTTATGGTATTGTGAAAAAGAAGGACTCGAACCTGATGGTTTGGGTTCTCTTATTTCTAAGGGGCTTAAAGAAAAGATTGAAGCTAATGCGAGAGAACTGAACTTTCTACCAAGACAAGCACAGTTACCAGTATGATGTATGAATTGAAAGTTCCTAATGGGACATACAAAGCTGACAATCTGTTTAGATTATTTTTTGTAGTATTTCAACATAGGCTACACCATCTAATTAAAGATGGTAAATTTATGGATTAGGAAAAGATATGTTTGCAGTTTTTTTAATTCTAATACCAGTACTTTTTATGGCAGATAATAAAGATTTTTTTGATCAAGTTGCAATAGACAGAGCAAAGGGTGCAGAGTGGCATTATGTTGGTAAATCTGATCTTGATCCAACAGCCAAATCACTTCCGTTACAATGTATGACACATGATGAAGGCAAAGGATCAGTACCTTGTAGCGAACCTTATATCTATTATAAATTAAAAAAGTCGGATGATTAAAGAAGGGTTTATTAAAGCAGCTATTGTGATAATACCCACATATATTACTGCATATCTAACAGATAAAATGATATATGTAATTCCTATGCTGGCAGCTGCAAGTTTTGTTGCAGCCAGTTTAACTTCTTCTTCTACTAATACAGAACGTAGAGTAGAAGAAGACGGATTTAAAGCTAAAGATGATGGAACCCATTGACGTATATTTAATGTATTGTGCCTTGAAAGCACATTTCAATAATGATTATGATTTTTTTAAGTATAGAGGAAAAACCAAGATTTCTAGGGATTCCTTTTTTAAACGCAAAGACAGACATTTCTTTGTTAAGATTTCTAAAAAATATCGTGAGTATGATTTTATAAAAGATTATTTTGTTTCAAATTTTATAAAACACGGAAAAGGATATGTCGCAAATTTCAGTGATGAAAATTATAAAGAATGGTTAGATAAAAGAGTAAATTTCTACAAGCTTTTTATCGCCGAACTTAAACCTGTCGTAAAAGATTTTGAACCATTATTTGAGCCGAAGAATAACAATCACCCAAAATTATTAAAAGAATATCTTGGTGGACGTATTTCACTGGAAACAATAGTCATACTTAATGACCTTGTAGATTTCGGTAATAAATGGGATAAACAATTAAAGGATGATATAATTTGGCCTGACTTAAAAAAATTAATAAAAAATTACAAAGGGTTCTTGACAATTAATAAAAATAGGTATAGAATAGAACTATTAAAACTTATAGAGGAGTCCAAATAATGGACGTTACAGTACATCTAGACGGTGATCCTTCCATCAGAACAGAAGGGTTTTTCGAGGCGAAAGTTCTCGAATTAACTAAAAGAATAAAAGTTCTGGAATATAATAATGCTGAATTGGAACAGCAAAGGTCTGAACTTGGAGAACGAGTTCAAAAACTTTCAAGCAGACAACCACAGTGGCCAAAAGGATACCAACCTCGCAGACATAACTCTCATGCTAAAAAACATGGTAATTGGCCAGCATCAGAAAGACAATACGGAAAGCCGGAGTAGCTCAGTTGGTAGAGCAGGGGTTTTGTAAATCTCAGGCCGTGGGTTCGAGTCCTACCTCCGGCACCACTTTGTAGATATTATGGAAGTAAAATTAATTGATAAAATGGGAAGTGATCTGTCAGTAGTTAATGCTGCTCGTGTCTCATTTTCTAAAATATCTAAATGGGAAATTATACCAGAAGCAGGTCCAACTGAAGGTATACTGACTCTTGAAGATGAGAAATTAATAAAATATCTTGCTAAGCATGACCATTGGAGTCCTTTTGGTCATGCCTCCATGCAGTTTCATATCGAAGCACCAGTATTCGTTGCAAGACAATTGGTTAAACATCAGGTAGGTCTTGTATGGAATGAAGTATCAAGACGGTACGTAGATAGTGAACCAGAATTTTATACACCAGAAGTATGGAGAGGAGCTCCTGAGAATAAGAAACAAGGATCTTCTGATATAAAAATTGATATAGATCCTGATGATTTTGTACGAATGTATGACAGCTCAAAATGGATGTACGAATATCTTTTAGAGAGAGGTGTTTGTCCAGAACAAGCACGTATGATTCTACCCCAATCAATGATGACAGAATGGTATTGGAGTGGGACTTTATATGCATTTGCTCGTGTCTGTAACCTACGATGCAAAGATGATGCACAACTTGAAACCCAAATGGTTACAAAACAAATTGATGTGTTAGCAGAGGAAATATTTCCTTATAGTTGGGAGGCCTTACGAAAATGAGTAATGAGTATAGTAATGAGTTTAATACAGTGGCCGTTGAAAAAATAGTTATATTGATGGAAGAAATTGCAGTTCTTGAGAGTAGATATGAAGATCATAATTCTGGAAATTTAAGGACAGCAGTTAGTGTATTACGAAATAGAGTAAACGAATTGAAAGGAAAAGTACATGATTAAAACATTTATGCT